TGGTCAGGTTCCCAGTCGTGACGGACAGGGGCGACGAGACGCTGGAGATGTATGAAGCGGCAGCCGACACCACATCCCATGCGCCGTTCTTGCGGGCGTACTGCGATCCGTTGGAAGGGGCGTCAGTAAGGAAGCCGGAAGGGTTACCGCTCAGGGGATAGAAAAGTGCATCTAGAGCAGCGATGCCAGGATAGGCCACGGTCTGCTTTGAGATTCCTCCGCCCGGGAAGGTGATGCCGTCCGCTTCGATAGTCAGGGACGAACCACCGGGGCCTGCGTTGTTAAGCTGGACGTATGCCGAGTTGAGGGTCGCGGTCTTGTAGACGTTGTCGAAACTGATGAAGCTCGCGTTGTTGTTCGAGGTGATGTTCCCGGTGATAATGCCGCCAGCCTTTTCGAGATACGGCGTCAGCGCAGAGGCCGTTAAAAATCCGCTGGGGTTGCCCGAGAGCGGATAGTAAAGACCATTTGCGACAGCCGTGGTCGAGTAGTCGGAAGCCGTCTGGGCCGCCATTGTTCCGAGGGTCAGCCAGCCAGTGTCGTAGGAGGTCGCAGATAATTTCTGGAGTACCTGCCCGGTACTGCCTCCAGCTGCCACGCCTTGTCCTGCCGCGCCCGCTGGGCCTTGAGGGCCGGGGACGCCGACGCTACCGTCAACCGTACCAGTGATGGCCGTAATCGTGCCGGTGATGGTAGACTGGTCTGCGGCAAACGTGCCGGAGATGGTCCCGAAGGTCGAGGCCGTCGAAGTGATCGTCGCGTCAGGCATGGCGGCGATTAGACGGTTACGCTATCGATAACAGTGACCCTGAACACCTCGGTACGCGAGACCGTGGAGCCGGGGAAAACAAACTTGATGTCCCAGCGGCCTAGGCCCAAGGACCAGTCGGCGGTCGTGCCAGGGTAACTAACAGTGAACGACAGGCCGTCGCCAGCCTTGACGATCGTCAGCGCGTAGGAGTTGCCGCACCTGTCCTCAAGGGTAGAGGTAAGGGTAGTCGCCAAAAGGTTGGCTGGGCCAGCAGCTCCAGGATTCCAGACGAACGTACAGGCGAAGCTATTGCCCTGCGAAATGGTTACACTGTTGCTGGACATGGCTACTTATTGCGGGAAAAGTAGGGTTTAGGTCAGGGTGCGGGGGGGGTCAGAAGGCCAAGGTCACCGAGGAAATCGTGCCTGTGGCCGTTGGCCCGATGTTCTGGCCGTTTGGGTCTGAGTTGTCATAGGACGTCGCGCCTGTGGTCACGGTAGCCGTAGCGCCGACAAAGGTAGCCCCGCCTAGGATGGTCGGTTGCTCTTCGATATCGAGTCCGCTGCCGATGCCAGGGATAAAGATGCCCGAACCAAATGGGAACTCATAGAAGCCACCGTAAAAGAACCGCTGATCGTCGGGCGGCGGAGGGGTTGGGTTGGGGGTGAAGTAATCGTTATACCCAACGGCGCTGAAAGTCTGTCCACGGAATAGACGGCCCTCAGCGTCCACGGCTTCGATGCCGTTTACTCCGTTGTTATAATAGTCAAGGTGATGCGAGACGTTACCCCAGGAGAAAGCCCCGGTGCTGTGAGGCGAAGCGATGACGGTCGTGCGGGCTTGGCCCCATGTCCACAGCGTACCCGAGAACGCCTGCGTCCCGCCGACGGTGATATAATCCTTCGTCAAGGGCGGCAGGGGCATTAGACGGCGGCGAAGAAGTATTTCGCGGTAGACGTGCCGACCTTGATGCGGTCAGACCATTGGGAACCGCAGGTCAGCTGAGTGATGGTAATCGGCTTAGGCGGGGTGGCCGCTGGGTCTTGATAGGCCACCGCCAGTAGGAAGAAGGCCGAGTCATCCGTGGCCGCCTGCTGGACGCTATTTGAGATGATGCGCGGGTAAAGGATGTCGGTCTGATCGGTGACCGGGTAGATGGTCGGCGGGGTCGAGTAGTCAGCCGAGACCTTCAGGTAAATATACGAGTAACCAGTGACTGCGTCGAAGTTGAAGGTCGTCGTGGGGGTCGGGACGTAGTCGAGGCGCTTAGTCGCGAGAGCCACGATGCCGATCTGCGGGATGACCGAGTTGACCATGCCAGGAGTGCAGCTGAATTGGTAGGTAGTGCTGACCGACTTGTCCACGATGGTGAAGGGGCAAGGGGTCTCGCCACCATTCCATTCGCTCCACGGCAGTTGAACGTTAAGGCTTTCGCCATGGCTTGAGGCCGAAAAGGTATAGCCGACTCCAGGTTGAATCGCCATGGCTTAGAACTTCTTATATACGTCCAGTTCCCAGCCCTGCCTAGAATATCGGATTTCGTAGTTGACCTTATAAATAGAACCAAACTCCTCGGTATTAACCTGAGACAATAGATTGACCGGGTTTCCATATAAACCAGCACCTACAGGCGCCCAACTAGGTAGAAGTGGGAAGGTACTCCATGAATTAGTAAGTGTGGTAGTTCCAAGAAGATCGACTAGGACTTGCACGCTTGAAGCGTCATCAACATACATAATGCCAGAGTAGCTCGTAGTCGGTGCAAGGTACTGCGTCTTGCCGTAGTATTGAGGGTAGGTCGGGTTAACGAAACCGATGAATCGCCCGCCGTTCTCTTTTTCAAAGCAAGCACCGTTAAGGCCAAGGTAGGCCGGAGAGCCTCCCACGTTTGGGGCAAAGTTGTTAGGCGCGTCCTGCGTGTAAGGTGCAGGGCCAGCGATCGCCCCAAGGTAGGGAGCACCAGCATGAACAAAAAAGTTGGGGTGAGCGGTGATGTTCTCCCCAGTTAGACCATTGGCCGCAGAGGTGTTCGGGTTGGTCATGTTCCCGCTATTCACCGTTGGGTCAATGCCGACATAATCGACGCGCATGGTCGCCATGCCCAGATCGTCGTAGGCGATGCTAGACTTGTGCGCCTTCAGGTAGGAGAACGCGGCCTTGGGAAAAGCCTCGCCTCGGACGTTGATGGCCGGAGCGTCTGCAGCGTTTACCTTATAGGTAGCCGTACAGGTGTTGAGGCCAAAGCCGTCAGATTGGACGGTCCAACCTGGCTGAAGTAGTTTAACGCTAAGAGAAGCGCCTTTGTCTGATCGTGCCATAAGTTAGGATACGTTCCTGATGTCGATGGGGTTCTTCGTAAAGTCAACGTCAGTAATGCCGGTAGAGGAAGGACGAGTCTTGAGTAACTCTAGAATCTGTTGCTGGATGTCGGTCTGCCGCGTCATGTTCTCAAGCACCGGGTTAGCACCTACGCCGATCACGTTGGAGAAGCCAGCAGGGCCTTGGAAAGATGAGTCCTTGGGAGAGGCACCAGCAGCTGGGTTTTTCTTCATTTGCTCGGCAATCAGGGCTTGTACTTCTTCTTGAACTTTTGGATCGCGTGCAAGGTCTCGCAAAGAGGTAGACGTTTCCCCGGTCGAGCTAGACCTAGCCATCATTTCGCGTACAACAATTTTTTCGCCAGCCTTAGTCTCTAAAAACTGAGCGGTAGTGTTTTCGCGCTGGGTCTTGGCCTCCTCGGTGTCCTCTTTGGCCTTCTTCTCGTTGTTGCGCTTGTTCGCCCAGTACTTGTCTTCGGCAGACATTAGGGCGTTAGTCCCTTCGATTGCGGCCTTGTTGGCGTCCTCGTGCTTCTTCTGGTTGTCAGAAATCATCTTACCGATGAACGCCATAGCCGTTCCAAGCAACGCCATGGGTCCAAGGAAGGACAGGAAGATGTCTTTGAAGCCCGATCCGAACTTCTTACCGATGCCGTCCATCTGCTTATCAAGTCCAGCGACGGCGGCCTTAGCGCGTCCGGCTACTTGTTCAGCGTTGGTATCTCCATTGATGCTAAACTTAACGACGTTGCTCATGGGGTTTCGGTTTCGAGTTTAGCGATTAGGTCTTCGTCTTCCTTGGTTAATACCTTCATGTCAGCGCCTTCGCTGATTGCAAAGCATGAGTGAAGCCAGATGGCCTGCGACTCGGGCATGGTCCACGCGCGCTCTTCGGAGACGTTATGCTTCATCAGGTTACAGACCACGGTCAGAACCCATGGCATACCGCTAGAGTTGTAATGCTTGGCCGTTTTCTCCCAGAACTTAGGCCAGGACTCAATCAGGACGAACTCGGTAAAGCGGCACATCTGCTTAACGAAGTAGACTTCGCTGGAGCTAAGGCGGGCAAGGTAGAAACGGTCCTTTAAGGTCAGTTTGCCGATAGGCTCACCGGCACAGATCTTAACCGCAATCAGAAGGTCGAGCGGACGGACGTCCTTACCAGGCACAACGAACGGAGATTCGATGGAATCCAGCTGCAGACGGCGAAGCAGGGAAAACGGAGAAACAAACCGACCCAGCATCTTGATTTGAGCCGGGTCAGTAAACGCGCTTAAGAAGCGCGGGCACATGGGTTAGAGGACGGCCTCGTAGCCGACGGCAGTTACCGTTACAGTAGAAAAGGATTTATTAGAACCCTTGTCCGAAATCTTGGTCACCCAACCCGAAAAAGTGGTCGAAGCACTGCCAGCAGGATAAGCCGCCGCAGTGTTAATCGTAACGCTGAAAGAGCCACCGAGAACAGGCATGGATGTCGTTTTTGCAATTAACTCGCAGGTAATCTGGGTCTTGCGATCGTCGCCGCGCCAAGTAACAGTAACGCCAGTTTCATCGACGATGGTGGCCTCGTTGTTGAACTCACCGTCGTTGGTATAGGACTGAACGATGGCGTTAGAAACGGTGGTGTTTCCGATGCCATAGATGGCACTAACTCCTTGGACGACGGCGGCACACATGGTATATCTATTGTTTTGGGGGTAAGGTTACGGCTGGGGGTTGACCACGATCAGGATGTCGTAGCCAAAGACGGAAGCCCAGGAGCGTTCGTTTACCCCCTCGTCCTCAGACTGGGGTGTTACGTCGTAACAGAGGGCATCGCCCCCAGTGACAAAGACCGCCTTGATGGCCGTCAGGTCCTGCATCGCCCCGGCCACGGCAGCGCATCGGGCGCGGTGCTGGGCTAGGGTGTTGTCGTCGGCAGAAGAGAAGACGGTAATCCGCGTACCGCAGGAGTAGTTACCTAACCCCTGGGGCATATCGTTAGGCGCTCGGGCAGAGTCGCAGAGGACAATGGCCTTGGGCAGTACGTTGGTATCTGCGCTGTCGCCGGTGTAGATATAGACCCCAGCCAGCTCGGTCTGAGCTGAGAGGTGAGAAGCGATAGCGGCTTCGAGGATTTGTCGTGCACTTTTGGTTCCCATAAAGGTGGTTATTTGCGGTTAGCTTTGTCTACAGACTCGCGCAAGCGGGCCTTGATTGATTCCGGGTTATTGGCAATCTGCTTAACGCGGTTGCCGTAAACAATGTTTTCCATCCCTGCGTCAGTTGCAACGTTGTTGATGTTGCCGATGAGATTAGTGGCATCCATTGAAGTGCCGGTGGGGGTTTGTCTCATAGAGAACTGGCCCATGGCTGATCGGTTGGCGTCCACCCAGGGGGCATCGTATACGCCGTAGTTCCGGGCGTTACCCTTTGAACTGACTAGCGGAGGGATTAGGCGTAGGGCTGTAGCCCATGCGGCCTTAGTGTAGCCGACCTTCAGTTGGCGCTTGGCAATATAAGCCTGCAATTCTAGCAGGGTTTTAACCATGTATTGAGGGCCACCTACAGGGGCGTTCTTAGGCCAGCGTCCACCGACCTTGGCTTTATACTTATCGTGAATATCGCGTAGGTCGTTAGTCGGGCCTTCAATCGGGCGCATACTGCCATCTGCCCGGGCTTTGCTTAAATAGTTCTGGGCCTTGGCAAAGGCTCGGCGGGTATCACTGTCCTGCATAATCTTACGCATGACCGGGGAGAGGCCCTTGATATTCTTTTCGGTCGGCTGCAGGGCGATGAAGTCCATCCAGGACCGACCGCTAGGGCCAGTGCCCTGGACAGCGTTAATGACTTGCCGGAGGAATACGCCCTTTGACTTCATGGGCTGATCCATGGGAATGAAGATGCGCTTAACGTCCTTAGCCAGTTTGCCCATGCCTGCCTTGTGAGCGGCAACGCTCAGGCCACGGCCCCCGCCCCTAGGCATAGGGGGGGTAAAGGTCATAGCGTCCCGGAGCATCAGGCGCATCTGCTCGTTAGTGATGATGCTGACATCAACCTTCACGTCCTTAGCGAACTGGGCAATGGCCGCGTCAAAGTCGGCCTTTGACTTAGGGTCAATCGGTGACGACTTCTTAGCCATTACTGGTTGTCGTCTACGCACTCTAGCTCGATGACCGCGCTAGTCTGCTTGTATGACTGGCCCTTGATACGGAGGACCTGACCGTTAACCGTGAACTTCTTACCTTCGCCCAGGGCGGCGATAGGGACGCCAGAGGCGATGGTGGCGACCTGACCCCCAACCCGACCATCAGAAGCCGTCCAAGGGGCCGTAGCGGCGGCAAAACGCACCGTCCACATCTTCTGGTCAACGAAGCCCCCGGAGTCAAAGCGGGGGGTGTTCATCGGGCGGGACAGTCCGACGAGGAATAGGTTAGCGCCGACCGTAGCCGGGACGCCGATATCAGCCAGGAGGGATTGAAAGTCGGGTAGAAACGTATCGTAAATGCTCATAGGGGGGAGGGTAGGGAATTGGAGATACAAAAAAGCCCCCATCGCTGGGGGCTGTTTCAGGCCGTCAGCCCAGATTAGGCGCTGTAGACGGAGGCGATCGTACCAGTCGTGATGCCCTTATTCGCACCGAACATCAGTTCCATGGAACCGATGAGGTTACGAGTGGAGGGGTCAGACCAGACGTTGTAGTAGACCGAGATACCGAGACCTTCGATCGGGACGACTTCGCTGACGAGGAAGTCGCTGCCGACGTTCTCGAAAGAGGGAGCCGCCGACGCGAGGGCGATGGCCTCGGAACTGCAGGCGAAACCAGAAAGGTTGGCCTCAGAAGGGAAGAGGTTAGCGTAGAACACGCCACCATCGAAACCGTAAGCACCAGCCGAGAGAGCCAAACCAGTCGTGCTGGTCGGGATAAGCTGGGAGTAGATGCCCGGGTTAACGATCAGGGTCTTGCGACCAGCCTTGCTGACACCGGCCCAGAGAGCGCGGAGAGGGGCAGAGCCAGGGGTAACAGTCGAGTCCGCACCAGTGTAGGTGGCAGCGCCGAAGTTAGCAACCGTGATAGGAGCGGTAGCAGCGGCCCAGATAGAGTCGGCCAGCTTGTCCATGTTGATCTTCAGAATCTTCTCCAGACGAATGCCATTCTGAATGTCAGCGTAGGAGAGACCGAACGGCTGGTACAGGTGGGCCATCGTGACGGCGGTCGCACCGAGGGTGCTTGCACCGATGGAGCTGAACGAAGTCGGGTTGGTCAGCGTGGTGCTGCCAGCGGTGGAGAGAGCCACCTGAACGACGTCCATCGGGCGCTTCACATCAGACGAGAAGTCGGACGAGAAGTTGGCGAGGCCGGCGAGGCGATTAGAGAGGGAGGTGAGGCTGAGTTCGGCGACGGTATCGACGATCAGAGCGCTGTTGATGGTGTTAGCCATGATGTGTTATATTTGGGGGGTAGAGATTATTTAGCGGAAAAGAGGACAGCCTTGTGCTTCTTGAAGAAGGCGCGGCGTTGAGGACCAAAAGGCATCGCGGCATACTGCTCGCAGATGGAACCGACGACAGCCTGGGCGACAGGAGCGGCAACCGGGTCAACGCCAGAAGCAGCGAGGATGACAGCGGCTTCAGCCGAGCCGGTGGCCTTGGAGGCTTCAAGCTCGGCGACCTTGGCGTTAGCCTCGGCGAGAGCGACTTCAAGTTCCTGAACCTTCTGCGCGTGGGCAGCGGACTCAAGCTTGAGGGCTTCGAGTTCAGCGGACACGTCAACGACAGAGGCTTCGACCGTCTTGCGGAGGTCGTCGCGTTCAGCGGTAAGGGAGACGACAGCGGCCTCGGCGGCCTTGAAGCGTTCTTCGATGGTCATATACTATTGCGGGGCGGGTAAGGTTATGCGTCTTGCTCGAAAGCGACTAGGGCTTCGGCAAAGGATGAGGCTAGGCCAGTGATCAGGTTCTTGCTGGCGGCTTCGCGGCCAGTGAACACTTGGCCTTCCATGTCGTCGCGGGACGCCATCGAGCGCTTGCGGAGGACGGTTTCTTTGAACTCTTCGTGCATGGCTTCAATGGTTTCGTTTTCCATCTCGCGCTGTTCGTCCGTGTAGCCTTCGCCACCGATGTTGGGGGCCTTGTATTTGCCAGCGCGGAACACCTCGACCTTGATGCCCATGTTCTTAAAGGCTTCCTCGTAGGACTCGTCCACGGCGATTACACCGATGGAACCCACGACAGCCGAGGGGCTGGCGTAGACGTAGTCAGCCTGGCTGCCGGTGTAATATGCCCCGGAGGCCATAAGCTTGCGGGCGTAGGACATCGTCGGCAGGGGGATGCTGGCAATCTTGTCGGCGAGTTCGGGCGTACCGACCACCGTACCGCCGGGCGAATCAATCTCAAAGGCGATGCGCTTGACGGCAGGGTTTGCGAGTAACTCGTCAATCTGTTCGCCAATCTCGCCCATGTCAGAGGCCCCGGTCATCTTTTCAAACTTGGTAAGACCCATAGCCAGGAAGCCTGACAGCTGCACGACGCCAGTGCCGCCCTGGGTAACGTAGGGCTTAATGACCGGGTTGAAGAACATATCGAGCACGCCGTCGATGACGCCGTACTTCTCCGCGTACTTCAGATGGTTCGCGGCTTTGATGGGATCGCAGAGCATAGGCGCTCCGCTTAGTCCTTCGATGATGCACTTCATGGGGTAGAGGGGGGAGGAGGTAGGTCGAGGTTTTCAGCCACCGCGTCAGGGGTCTGGCTGGACGTCTGGCCCTGCTGGAGCCAGTTGAACTGCGACTGGTAAAGCATCCAAAGCGGCAGGCCACGGTCCTTGGCTTTCTGTACGCGCTTCTCGGCTTCGACCGCTAGGGCTTCCAGCGTGTCGTCAAAGGTGACGCCCTTCTTGCCGAGGATAGCCTGGGCAGTGGTAAGACCCATCTGCAGGTCGGCTCGGTCTTGAGAGGCTTCGCGGCCAGCGTCCACGGTAATGTCGCGGGGGGTAATCCACGTCTTGCGGTTGAAGTCCGGGTCATCGGGAATCTTGCCCTTGGCGATGCCGTCGGCGATGACGTAATCGTAAACACGGTCAAGGCTGTCGATTAGGATAGACTGCCACTTGCCAGCCCAGCGGGAGACGCGGCCAGCGACCAATCGGACGGAGGAACCGCCGAGGACGCCAGGGGTGACTTGATATTCGTAAGGGAGCAGACGGACGATGTCGCGCTCGATGGCGGTCATCATGCCCATCCATGCAGCTGAGGGGCGAGTCTGAGCGAGCTGGGTCAGGTCCTCGTTGGTATCGACCACCAGCATCTTGCCACCCATCTGGCTGGCAATCTTCTCGCATGAGTTAGCGTCGCCAGAGAACTTGGCGGCTGGATCGTCTTGCAAAACCCCGCCCTGCTTCTTGAGGATGAGCGTGTGGTCGGCCCCAGTACGAGCAGCCCTGACCTCTAGGCCGAAGACTTCGAGGTGGTCCTGGACTGAGTTCAGCGAAGACTGCAAAACAGCATAACCGCGCACAGCAGAGGGGCGGTCGTACTCCATAATCTGGAGCATGGCCGAGGCAGGGACATAGCGGTCCTTGCTGGCGTCGCCAACGTAGAC